GTCAGCAGACGCGCAATCTATTGTAAAGGCACTCGATGAAGGGACTCTCCTAAAAGCGGTTCAATCCGGCGCAGTCCCGAAGCAAGTCGCGTTCAACACCCTCCGCGAATCAGGCACAGAGATTCCCGACTTTCTGCTGCAAGAACATCAGCGCGTAGCGAAAGCCGCGCAGATTACAAAGAATGCGGAAAAGATAAAAGACTTACGGCAGGAAGTGGCAATCGCTCGGTCTACGGGCGAAACAGATTTTGCGAATAAACTTGCAGAAGAATTGAAAGTATTAAGACAAGAATCTAAAATAGATTACACGCAAATCCCCGAATACATCTACCGTGACCAAGTTCTTGCGGCAATTCCTGATGAAAACGTCAGAAAACAAGTAGAAAAAATTGGCAACATGATTACCGACAAAAATAAAGCCTTGTCTGACGAACTTTTCCAGACCGGCAGACTTTCGCCGGAGCAGGTTGTCAGATTCCAAGAAGGTTCACACTTACGCAGGTCCTTTGAGCAGTACGAATCGCCGGAGAAATTCCTCGAAGCTGTGAAGAAGAACGGGAGCCCTGAAGAGTGGCAACGAGTGTATACCGATTACCAAACGGCGCAGAAAACAGCAACCGGATTCGGCGCTACTCACAAAGTCAACATGAAGGACTTCACCGGCAGACAGGTACTCTCTGACGACACCTTGAAGAAGATGGGCGTTATCAGCGACCCCGCTTACCGCGTTATGGACACGTTGAACCGGGGGAGCAAAACCCTGCGCGAAGATGAATTTTTGGGCAAGGTAAGCACTATGTACGGCATGGACGCGGAACGGGCCGCGCTGTTGTCCCGCGACCTACCGAAAAGCCGCCAATATGTTCCGGTGCCTGACGCGAAAGGTTATGGACAACTTGCAGGTAAATGGATCCCTGCCGATGTTGCGAACCAAGTTATGGGAACGCTCGGGCAAAAACCGGACGAAATCAATAAAACATACGGGAAGATTCTGTCATGGTGGAAAATTGAGAAACTCGCCAACCCCGCGTCAATCGCCCGAAACTTCTACTCAGGCATTCCGATGGCCAACGTCTACGGCAGAGTGCCGTTGGCGGCTATGCCGAAATATATGGCGAAAGTGGCGAAGTCATTCATGGAGGGCGGCAAGAACAATCCCCTGATTCGTGAAATCCGTTCTTCCGGGGCGCTCGATAACATCTGGAGCAAAGCCGAACTGTCAAACATTATCGGCGACCGGCCGACAGGAATAAAGAGAATCGCCGACGTCGGAATGCAAGCATTCGGCGCACCGGACATATTCTCCCGCGCCGTTGTCTACGCCTATCACCGCGACCACGGCATGACCGCGAAACAGGCCACGGCGTTCGCCAACAAAGCGCAGTTCGATTATTCGTCGGCTCCAGAATGGGTAAACTGGCTGAGTAAAACAGGGGTGATGCCGTTCGCCAAGTTCCCATACTTCGCGGGGAAAGCTACGGCAGAAGCCCTATACAAACACCCGGCAGAGGTGACGAAGTACACTAAGGCAATGAACCAGGTCAACACCGAGGACCGCGACAAGATCATGCCGGGATATCTGAAATCCAAAACATTGTTACCTATCGGCGAAGGTACTCGCATGGTCAACGGCAGACCGCAGAAAGTGCAGAACAATCTCGACCTGTCGTATATTCTCCCGTTCTCGAACGATATTCGGCTCGGCAATCCGGTTACCGACGCAATGACAATGTACGCCACCGGGCAAAACTCAATCGGGCAACAGGTAATCAAGCCCGGGATGACCACCGGCGAAAAGGCAAAAGAATGGGCCAAGTACGCATATAACGCAGCTGGCCCGTCGATTCCGTTACCCGGGAACTATGCCGGGGAGAAAATCCAAAACGCTCTGACTGGCGCGGTCGATACCAAAGGCAGGGAGTATGGCTTGAAATCCGCGTTAGCGCAAACATTGTTAGGATTAAAGAATGTGCCGATCAACGAGCAGGAATTAGCGAAGCAGAAGATAGGCACTCTGCAGATGCAACAACGGGATATCATGGCGATGGTAAACACTATCGCGGGGAATAAGCAACTTACGAAAGCACAGAAAATTGAACAAATCGCAGACCACAAAAGCCAGTTAAAAGAACTGGCGAAAGAGATCAGAAGCACGAACGAGGCGTGGCAACGAATCAAGAAGCGCGGCGAGTAACCACCAGTAAATAACCGCCATATCCCCATGCAAGCCCGAACATACAGAATGCCATTCCTCCCGTCCAAAAGCCCATTAGATCAAACAGGTACGCAAATCCCCACGCCACAAGCCCGAGAATCCATATCCCTAGTATCATCCGGATAACCCTACGTATAAAACCCACATGACAACGAGAAATTCCATGAAATGATGAATAGTCATAAGAAAACCTCCTTCATATTTTTGCCCACATTATAACACAAAATAGAAAGTGGTGATTTGATGCCGGACAGCAAACAGCGCGTATGGTTACTCGTTATGGCCCTGCTTTTGGCGGGAGCAGTCTTCGTCGGATTCAAGTGGGGCGTGGCGAACGAACACGCACAGCGCGCACCTATCGTTTGGATTAAGGTAGCCGACAACGTGAAACTGGAAGACGCGTTGAGAGCCGCCGGGATAACCTTGACGGATGAACAGCGTACCAAAATAGGAAAGCGAGTGCGAGGAGTAAAATGAACGCGGCGTATAATTTAGCGGAGGTGTCCGAGTTGGGCGATGATGAAAAAAGAGACCCTAGCGAAAATGTTTTACGATTAGTTTCCAACGCCGAAAAGCGTAGCGATGACCTCCGCGAAGCAGGATTCCGGTACATCGAAGATAAGATTGACGACCATTTCGAAAACATTAAAAAGATGGTCGAAGCTGAAACAAAGCGAATCGACGCTCTGCGAATGGTTGATGTGCAGGCAGTCGGTCTGGCGAATGAACGCGCAATAAAACAAGCTGAAGTTTTGGCCGCGCAGGTTTCGACAAGCGCGGAAGCTCTCCGGGCGCTCGTGGCAACTACTGCGGTTAATGTTGCGCAAAGTTTGGATAGGGTTTCATCTCAACTGATTGAGCGGATAGCGGCGGTTGAAAAAGCGCAATCCGAAAGCAAAGGCAGATCAGGGCTGTCGACGCCCTTGCTGATGGTGCTTTCAGGTATCGCCTTTGGGATTATTGTTAAAATTTATGACGCATTTATTGCGAGGTGATTTGAGTGACATTCACCATCCCTTTCGACGCCCCCACAATCGCCCTGATGTTGTTTGGCAGTATCCTTGGGGTAAATCTGTTACTGTGGGTGATATTCATCATGTACGCCAAGTTTGGAAGCCTACGACCGCACCTGCAAGCCATCATCGGCTGGGTAGACAATTACTGCGATGATTACGAGGACCCGGAGAAACGGAAAGTCGCTGTGGCCAATATCAATGAACTGTTGGGATGGCGAAAAATATTCATTCCTACATTCCTGATCGGCTGGGCGGTCGATGCCGAAGTCTATTATCTGCACAAGATTTGCCCGGACGTTCATACGGCCGCAATCCAACAAATCACGGCGGAGGGCGTGCAGGCGGTTGAACAGATAACCGCTGCCGGGGTGCAGGCAGTGAAGGACGCAAGCAAAGAGGCGAAGCCATGATGGAATTTGACTACATAAAATGTCCATTACATCGTTATACCTTTTCAGTCCGACCTATCAGAGAATGGGTAGAAAAGAACTGTGAAGGGAAAACCCTTAATTTATTTGCAGGGAAGACAAAACTAAATATTGATGAAGTGAGAAATGATCTTGATAACGAAGCATTATGTGATTACCACGTAGACGCTTTGGAGTTTGTTAGAACGTGGGGCGGGGATAGCTTCCAAACTATTTTACTTGACCCTCCGTATGCTTATAGAAAAAGCATGGAAATGTACAAAGGGAATGTGTGTAGTCCCTTTCGGCAACTTAAAGATGAAATTGTCAAAATCCTTTCCGTAGGTGGCAAGATAATAACTTTTGGATACCACTCTAACACAATGGGTGCAAGCAGGGGATTCGTGGTTGAAAAAATCTGTTTGCTTTCACATGGGGGCGCAATCCACGACACAGTTGTTTCTGTTGAAAGAAAAATACAGGATATTAAGGAGGCGCCGAAAGTATGAAAATCTGCATTGATGCCGGACATAGCGGCCCCGTCGAACCGGGAGCCTGCGGCAACGGACTCCGCGAATCAGACATAACCCTGTCGGTATCCAAACTGCTGAAGGACAAATTAACCGCTGCGGGGCATGATGTTTTGCTAACCCGCAATGGCGACGTGAACAACGATTATTTGACATGGCGCGCTGAATTCGCCAACGACTGGGGCGCGGATATCTTCATTTCAATTCACTGCAACGCGTTCGGTGAGCCTTCGGCGCATGGCGCGGAGTGCTGGATAGCCCAACGGCACAGCGACAATTCAGAGCGGCTGGCGCACTGCATTTTAGACAGGTTGGCCAATCAGATGGACCTCGCCGACAGGGGCGTAAAGCAGTCTAATTTTACGGTGCTGACGGCTACGGATATGCCCGCCGTGCTGGTCGAACTGGCGTTTATCTCGAATCCGGTCGAAGCAGGGATGCTGGCAAACAATCAGGATGACTTTGCGCAGGCCATCACTGACGGGGTGGCGGCATTCGAGGCATGAACTTCACCGCCTGCGAAACCTGCAAGGCCGAAAACAAGGAAACCAAGTGCAGGGATAACTGCATGATTTGGGGATGCTTGAAATACTTGAAATGGATGGGAAATGCCGAAAGGAAAGGGGATGATAGGGATGATCAAAATTAAGTGGTTGTATGTTCGACACCCATTTTTTTTCATAAGTGAATTGAACCGCAGGTGGAAATGCGTGACAGCCATTGAGGATAACTGTGACGCGCAGGACGCATTGCAAGATGTTTATATCAAGCAAAGCGGCAAGCAAAAGCATGAGATGAACTGTGCGGTTCATGGCCCCTATGTTTACTGTCCGATGCCTTGCGATTGTAAAGGAGAAAGAAAGTGAATGAAAAATATAAGCCGTATCTTATTTATATTGGCGTTGCTCTGCTTGTGTTCGGCGCCGGCTTCTGGCTACGCGGCTACCTATACAATGACGCAGGAACAATTCAGCGAATGGGAGTCGCTCTCGGAGAGGCAGACGCAAATAACAAACGAATCACAGCAGAGAGGGATAAGCTCCAGCAGCTTAATCTCGGCCTTACAGACGAAAATAACCGAAGCAAACAAATCAGTGAGCAGCTTAGAAAGTACAGTGAAGAACTTGCAGTCCAGCTTGGCGAAGTCCGGGACTATGTTGCAGGAATCGAACGCAATAATCGTGCAAATGAAGCTGGACTTGCTGAATCAGCAGAAATTAATCGACGAACTGGAAACCTTATTGGCGAAGTTGAAAAAACAGCGAAGTAAGAGATTCGGAATCGGCCCATACGTTTCAACGGTGGGTGGACTGATTAACGTGGGCGGGTTACTTAAGATCGGCTCGCTGATTGTTTTCGGAGGCGCAGACGAAGTAGGGGTAAGTTACATCTACGAGTTTTAGCACAAACAGCACGTCTATATTGAGTAGCACATGATAGCCTCGGAGAAATCCGGGGTTATTTTTATGCCGGTTTTCACTTATCATCAATCGGTTATGATAACAAAATATTATCATCAAAGATTAAAATATCTATTGCGTTGTGTTTATGCTTGTGCAATAATAAGCACATAAGGACAAGAAAGGAGGCGAAACGAATGGCTGACGAAAATGTGTATATGACGATTAACGAGTTTGCCAAGCAATCACGGTCACACAGAAACACGGTGAACAAGTGGATTAAGACCGGAGTGATAGAGTCCGTGAAGATTGGACAGAAACGGTTAATTCCAACTTCTGAAATCTACAAACTGGGGAAGGAAGAAAAGGCATGAATGAGATCATCACCACCCAAAATGTCCGGGCCTTCGTAGACGAAAACGGAACAGCGCAGATCAATCTTGAAGACGCGGCAAGAGGTTTAGGGTTTACGGAAACCAACGGAGAATTTATCAGGTGGCAAAGAGTATGGAAATATCTCAAAGATTCGGGATTCTCCACCAGTGGAGAACGGCCGGAATTCATCCCCGAAAACATCTTTTACTTGATGTCAATGAAAGCCAACAACGAAACAGCTAAAAAGTTTCAGGCGCAAGTGGCAAACGAGATCCTTCCATCAATCCGCAAGCATGGCGCGTATATGACTTCGGACACACTCGAAAAGGCGCTGACTTCGCCGGACTTCCTGATTCAACTGGCCACGAAATTAAAAGAGGAACAAACGAAGCGGATTGAAGCCGAAAGATGTTTGGCAATAGCACAGCCCAAAGCGGATACGTTAGATAACATGACCGATGATGAAGGACAATGCTGGACATTCGCACAAGCCGCCAAGATCATGAGCCTGCCGGAAGTCAACTCCAACACCCTGCGAAAACTTGCAAGGCTGAACGGATGGCTATTGCAGGACAGAAACGAAGTATCAGCCCACGCTGTCAGAGATGGCTACGCAAGGCAGATGATGACCCCTGTATGGGTAGGTAACCGCGAGAAGTTGACCAGCACGCCGGTGATTCGTCCAAAGGCTTACGATCAGTTGTACCGGCAAATCAAAAAAGGCGGGTTATTCTAAAATAAGGAGAGGAACCAAAATGAAGAAGCTGACACTTGTTTTAGCCATTGCCATCCTGCTGAACGCATCAACCGTTTTCGCCACGAACTGGATTCTGACCTCGCAAAACTCTGATGGCAGATTCTACTTCGACGGCGACACTATCGTCCACATGGTCAACCGAAACAACGTAGCCGTAACTACGGGATGGGTGGACTTCATTGCACCTGACGGCATGGCGGTTATGTCGTTTAACACGATCAGAGACGCTGACTTAGCTTTCTACAAAGGGAAAACCTGCGTATATTATCCGTCAGGGGTTAAGTCAGGATGTAAGAACTTTGAATACGAAGGGCTTAAGGCAACAAACTATCGGTCGGTGCAAGGTATCACGTTTATTGAAATGGTCAACTGGAACCGGAACGACGGGTGGGTATTGTAATGAAACCACCGCGCAGGCTCGTCACCGAGCACGACGTAATTCGTCTGATGGGGAGATTCCCCGACCGCATTGTTACCAGCGCGGAGAGCATCTTCAACAAAGGCGTTTGGGAGTGCACGGAATGCGGCTGGCTGAAGCCGAAGACGGGCCCGTGTGAATGCGGGTCGATATCGTGGATAAAGCGGAGGGAGGCGAAGGAATGAGCGAGTGCAAACCAGAGTTTTGCGAACTATTGCGAGATTGTCAAGGGTTGTTAATGGATACTGACCGATTACTCGCCGCCTCCAACGCCCGTGCTGATGCGGCAGAAGCAAAAAAGGTTGCGCTGATGGGCCAACTCGAAACATACGAAAACACACTACGGTTTTACGCCCTACCAAGTCACATTGAAAAACCCAAAGGCTCAGTAGCGAGAGAAGTGTTAAGAGTATTTGAACTGAAGGAGGAATAAACATGCAACGGATACAACTAATCCACCGCGTCCAGCACCAACGCCGCCTGCTCAACGCGACTCTGCAAAAGTGGGTCGACGGATTCGCGGAGATTTGCCTGATACTCGTGTGCCTGTACGTGGCATGGCTGGTGATTCAGGCGGTTTGGATTTGGTGGAAACTATGAGCATATATTGGGACCATTCATCCAACGAAGCCCACAGACAGGGTGAAAACGACGCGAACCGAGGATACCGCGAACGAAGCAATGAATATGACCGCCACTCTGACAACGAACGCGACCGGGCCTATTATGACGGATACCGCGAAGAAGATCGACGGCAGGAACGACAAGCCGAAGAACGGCGGGAAGAAGAAGTGAATCAGGAACGGATGGAGCAGAGGCGTAGAGAAGAACGCCGGCAGGAAGAATTACAGCAGGAATACTTCGAGATTCAAAACCAGCGGCAGCAAGAAGAACAGGACCGAGACGAACCGGAATACCCAGAACCACTGGAGAAACCATGACTGACTATCGCTTCTGTTGCTACTGTCGGAACCGCCGACACCTACCATTCGATTTACCTTGCGTTTGCTGCGACGATTCAAATATGTTCGAACCGGAGATACCCAATACAAATAGCAAAATTGTTACGGCATATCTGGTGACGCTCGCGGTAACTCTGGTCATGATATTTCTATCGTTGGTGTGCCTGAGCCCCGGAACATGGTGAAGAATAACGAAGGAGGAATAACGAAATGATTCGCGCAATGAAAAACTTTTTCGATTTTGTAGGGCTCATGGGGGCATGCAACCCTGGGTCAAAGTCGTTTCCAAAATGCCACGGATACGAGAACTACATCGCGTCGATACTGGCCCGCCCCAAGCACAAAGCCAAAATCCGGGCGCGGCAAGTCCGAGATTCGCGCAAGAAGTAGGAGGGATAATATGAAAACCAAGCTGACGCTGAACGGTTCCCCGCCCCGCATCGAGACGCACGGCAAAGCCATTGCCATGATACTCACCGACACCACAGGTTCAACGGTGGAGATTGAGATGGACATGAGCGTGGGGTATCAGCTCGAACAGGGGCTACTGGAGATCAGGACGGACTATGGAAATCCGAAGGTGCATCCGGTGTTCGCAGGGATACTGCGAAATATTGAGGGGAAGGGGACGGGGAAATGAAATACCATTGCACTGCTGATTGTTGCATCAAAAACCGAGCAGGGAAATGCGTCGAAACAGATATTATGTCGATTTTTGCGAGAGGGTGTCAGGTCAACATTAAGCAAAAACCATCTGAACTCGTTGACTTTACCACGGCGTGGAAGGCTTATGAGGAAGGGAAAACAATCCAAAGCAGTTTAGAGGTTAAATTTAACGACACGGCAAATTATCGGGCATTTACACCGGTTGAAATTCGCGGCCTCTGGCAAATCCTTGGCTAGCCGCTGCGCCGAGGGCTCCTGTCTCTACGGCAAGCCCATCTGCTGCGTGGACTGCGACAAGCCGGACCCGGAGCAATGCGCCGAATACTGCGAGAGCGCGAAGAAGCCGCTGTGCGTGGCGGTAAGAGAGAATGAGGAGGGTACGGAAAAATGAAATGTAAGAAGTGCTGTTTTTGGAGTCAGGTTATGGCTAAAGCTATTGACGGAATTGTGTTTGCACTTTGCGAAAATAAGAACAGCGAACGATATATGGAATATACCGGTGAATATAGTAGCGGATGTTACGAGGGGGAAGAAAAATGACAATCAGCCTATACCAATTAATCCCGGCATATCAGGGAGTCATGGAGGCTATCGAGAGCGCGGACCAAGAAGAAATGCAATGCCTTGTTGACACTCTCGAATCCATCAATGCCAGTTTGGAAGTCAAGGCCGAAGGGTACTGCAAAATGGTTGCAATGCTTGACCGCCACGCTGATGCAATGGAGGCCGAACGTGACCGCATGGCTTCGCTTATGCTCTCCGTACGCAACAAGTCCAAGTACATGAAAGAGCGGTTGCAGAACGGCATGGAGGCAATGGGGAAGGACGAAGTGAGAACGGAGATTTTTACGATCCGGATCAAAAACAATCCGCCGGCGGTCGATGTTCACGACCCGGACAAAATCCCTGCCGACTTCAAGCGCACGACAGTCACCGTGGCAATAGACAAGGCAAAGATCAAAGCCGCGATTCAGTCCGGGCAGGAAGTCCCAGGGGCGGCAATGATGCAGGGAAGGAGACTTGATATCAAATGAACGACCTGACACAACTTATCCCGGCGCTGGTAAAGTTTCAATCCGAATGCCCGTCAATCCCCAAAGACAAAGAAAACCCATTTTTTGAAAATAAGGTTACGCATAAAAAGTGTATGTATGCTGACCTGCTGACAATTGTAGAAAAAACGCGAAAGCCACTATCAGATAACGGGCTGTCAGTTTTGCAATTGGTGAATAAAGGGACGCTGGAAACGGTCTTGTATCATACCTCCGGGCAAATTCTGGAATCGGAAATGGACCTGTTGAATGATAAAAACACGATGCAGGGTCTCGGGTCCGCAATCACCTACGCAAGGCGATATGCGATGTCAACAATTCTTGGGATTGTGACTGAAGAAGACGATGACGGCAACGGCGCATCAGGAACCCCTGCAAGCCCTCCAAAATCCTCCCCGGGTACAACCACACCCCCCCCCGCCGCAAAACCTCCCACAGGCGAAGCAGGGGCGAAATCCAACCCTTCCACGCCGCTACAACACAACCAGATTAACTCACTCTGGCAAGATTTGGGCAAAACCGAAGCGCAGCTGAAAGCGCAGTTGAAACAGGATATGCAGGTTGACTGCGTGGAGGAACTGACCGGAGGGCAGGCGGGGATTGTGGTAGCAGGGATATTGGGGCTGCTGAAAAAGGCGAAGGCTGAACAATCTCTCTCGGGGTTGGCAGCAAAGGGCGGGATGAACGAGGGCGAACTTGTTCCTCGCTAAGCAGAAACGAGTCAGGCTGACGGGCGCAGCACTAAAAAAAGTATATGCGGTTGTGTGGCAACGCGAAAACGGGTGTTGCGTCCTATGTCAAATCTTCGTGGAACCGGGAACCCCGCCGCATCACGTGGTCTTCCGCAGCCACGGCGGCAGCGATTCGGCAGGAAATTGCGTAGTTTTGTGTGGTTGTTGTCACAGGATAGCACATGGTGAGTTTGCGAGAGAGGCGAGGGTAAAGTTACTGAAGTATTTGGGGAGGGAGAAAAATGCGAGAGATTAAATTCCGAGCGTGGGACAAGAAAAACGGGAAAATGATTCATCCGTCTGGTGCATACGGAAGCGACGAATATTGGCAGATTGAAAACGCAAACGGTCAACATTGGGGCATGTTCCATAAGATGAAGCGGATTTGTGGAAGCGCGGACGGTTCGGGAATATTAATGCAGTATACGGGGTTGCGCGACAAAAATAAACGGATGATTTTTGAGGGGGATATTTTAGAGTTTAACGCGGCAGAATGGGGCGCGACCAATGGAAATATCGCAGTTGTTTGTTTTAATTCGTACGATGGATGGCAAGCCCTCGGAAGCACAAAAGAATGGGGAACATATTGTTCCATCATCGGCAACATCCACGAAAACCCCGAACTGGTGCAACCATGAGCGATAACACAACCGGCGACCTGTCGGAACAATGCGACGCACTATCAGAGATTCTGGCAGCAAAATACCTGATCGTTGCTGACTACGAATCGGACCACGAACACGCCGTGAAACTGACCATCAGGGCAAAGGCGGCGGCTACGGGACGAACCAAAGGAACGCCAATGGTTATACGTATGCTCATAGAAAATGACCCGCAAGTGGTTGACGCGTCAGAAAAGGAATCCGCCGCGTTCGCAACCCTCACTTTAGGCAACGCGGAAATCAAGGGACTTGAAGCGCGGTTCCAAGCGGCGAAGCATTTGGTCCAACTCAAAATTCAGGAGTTGCGAAACCTGGGAGGGTACGGACGATGATCGGATGAAAGTGCTTTCATTATTCTCGGGTATCGGCGGCCTCGATTTGGCAGCGTCCTGGGCCGGCATGGAAACGGTAGCATTTTGTGAGATTGAACCGTATGCCTGCAAGGTTTTGGAAAGGAGGTTTCCGGGTGTACCAATTTATAACGATGTTCGAGAACTTACAGCAGAGCGATTGCGACAGGATGGAATCAGAGAAATCGACATCATCACCGGAGGATTCCCGTGTCAGGACGTTAGCTGCGCGGGTAAAAGAACTGGCTTCCATGATTCAGACGGGGAAGTTACCCGAAGCGGTTTGTGGGCAGAGTACGCCCGAATCATTGGCGAAATTAAGCCCCAATGGGTTGTGGCTGAAAATGTCCGGGGACTCCTGTCAATCCCTGCTATGGGACAGCCAGGGGGAGGATTCGGAATTGTTCTCAGGGACTTGGCCGATATGGGGTATAGTGCTGGATGGTGTTGCTATGGCGCTGCCGATGTTGGAGCGCCGCACAGAAGGGAACGGGTGTTCATCGTGGCCCACGATAACAGCGGAATGCGGAGATCATCCCGGTCGCAAGAAGTACAAGCCGGGGCAACAACTGCACCTGACAGGGGCCGTGTGGCCGCAGAACTGGCCGACACCAAAGACCCCTACGGGTGGCGGGCAGGTCCAACGCAATACGCCGGGTGGGGGTATCCGCAAATTAGAAGATGCTGTATCGGGGGAAATCGGATATAACACCGGCCAACTAAATAGTGACTGGGTTGAAATCCTGATGAACTATCCCATAGGCTACACAGACTTAGACGTGGACAAATTGCAGGAGTGGCCGGGGTGGCCTGCGGGGATGGGGGCGAGGGAGTGGATGACGCCACAGGCTGGGCAATGCGGAAGTACGGCGAGAACGTCAGGCAGGCCGCTGGAGATGTCAACGCACTTGCAGGCGCAGGTTACGGTTGCAGAAAAAGCATGGGCCACTCCATCGGCGGGAGACGCACAAGGAACAACTGGCGGCGGTCAGGGAAGAAGTTTGCGAACAGATACGCGCTGCGCGTCTAACGGCCAATACCCCTACGAACCGCCCCGCGTAATTCAAGGGCAGAAGAGCAGGGCGAAGAGGCTAAAATGTTTGGGGAACTCCGTTCTGCCGCTGCAAGCATACCCAATATTCAAGGCAATTATGGACATTGAGAAGGAGATAAAAACATGATCGACGCGACAACCATCAAAGCCGCCGGACGCATGCTCAAATCCGGCATGCCGCCGAAACAAATCGCCGCCGAACTCGGCATACGTGTTGGGTCAGTCTACCGCTGGCGGGCGAAGCTGGGGATAAAAAGCGGTCCGGGAGCGAAGAAACTACGGATAGAGAAAGAACTCGGCGACCTGTCGGATAGGGCGGTAGCGCAGAAGTGCGGGGCGAGCAGGGCGTACGTGTGGGACGTGAGGGCGGGGCGGCGATGAATGAACGAACCACGAAACAGATAAAAACAGAATTGTTTTGCGACAATTTCCAAAACTATAAAAGATACGGCATACCGAAAGCGCAACTGGTTATCGCCGATATTCCTTATAATTTGGGCAAAAATGCTTACGGTTCGAGCACGGAATGGTATATCGACGGCGATAACAAAAAAGGCGAAAGCAAAAAGGCTGGTAAAGGATTTTTCAACACGGACTATGCTTTCAACATCGTCGAATACTTCCACTTTTGCAGCAACCTGCTGATCAAGGAACCGAAAGAAGCAGGCAAAGCCCCGGCAATGATCGTGTTTTGTTCTTTCGAGCAAATGAACCTCGTGATCGAGTGCGGCAAAAAATATGGATTCCCAAAAAGTTACCCGCTGTTTTTCATCAAGAACACTTCAGCACAAGTGCTAAAGGCAAACATGCGGATTGTGGGCGCGACTGAACACGCAGTAGTTTTATACCGCGACAAGTTACCGAAGTTCAACAATAACGGCAAGATGATTTTGAATTGGCAAACATGGGAAAAAGACAACCGAGCCGCATATCCCAAGGTGCATCCTACCCAGAAGCCTGTCAACGTGCTGAAACGCCTCATAACTGCATTCACGGACCCCGGTGATGTAGTTATTGACCCCGTGGCTGGCAGCGGAACAACGCTAAGGGCTTGTATGGAATTGGGTCGCAGCAGTTACGGGTTCGAAGTGTCAAAGATATTTTACCGGTTGGCGAAACTGAAAATGCTGTCGAACGTAAACATTCAAACAGAATTGATGCAGGAAGAAAGATTTATTGCGTCGGTATTCGGGCAGAACTTATTCGAGGATTCGGTAACGTGTGAAGGGGAGCAGCCGAAGCAGGGCGGAGCGGGGGCTTGACAAGGTATTATTACTTGTGGTATTGTTATGTATAAGGAGGGGATAAAATGGACGTAAAATATGAACTCGAAAAAACGGCAAAAAGCAAGGTTCAAATCGCGGTAGAAGTTGGGGTAACTCCTCAAACTATCCGATACTGGGAACTGGGGTTGACTGAGCCGACAGAAGAAAACCTCGAAAAGTTGAAGGTTTGCTTAGGGGTTGATTAAATGCAATGGTTTCGAATGTATGGAGAATTTGCAAGTGACCCCAAGGTTCAGTCAATGGAAGAAACGTTTCAAAGACGTTACATCATGTTACTGTGTTTGAAATGCAACGAAGAATTGCCGGGACTTTCGGATGAAGAAATTGGCTGTTCGTTGCGAATAAGTGAAGACGAGACAAAACGGACGAAAGAAAAACTCGTAGGCAAGGGGTTGATACTTGACAACTGGGACCCTACGAAATGGGACAAAAGACAATTTGTTAGTGACCTTTCAACGGGTAGAGTCCAAAAATTCCGTAATAAGAACGTTCCAGATACAGAAACAGATACAGATACAGAGGAGAAACCGTTACAGAAACAAAAAGGAAACGTTACTGAAACGTTTCAAGACACTTCTGCGCTCGAAACAACTATTTTAGACTTCAAGATAATGCGGAACAAGATTAAGAAACCATTGACACCAAGAGCAGAAAAAATGCTGCGAAACACTCTTGATAAGTTGGGAAATACAGATGAAGAAAAGATAGCGCTTTTGGAACAAAGTATTCTGCATTGTTGGCAAGATGTTTACGCATTGAAAGAACAAGCAGCAAAACCAGTTAAGACAATGACAAAGGCGCAGCTTGACGCAATGACCGATGATGAGTATTTTGCCTATACGCAGGCCTGTAAGGGGGCGAATTGAAATAAACGTAAGAGATTTTGCCGAATCTTACATGAAGCCGTATAAAGAACACGGTGATGAACTCGTTGCTATGTACTGCCCATTCTGCGGAGGTGGCAGGGACAGGAAGGACAAGTGGAAGTTTTACCTCAATAAGTCCAAAAAGACTTTTATTTGCCAGAGAGCAACCTGCGGGAAGAAAGGCCACTTCACGGAACTATGCAAGGAGTTTGGGCAGGTAGCAGATCGGGATGAAGAATGGAACGAACCTATTCGTCGGGTATATGTCAAGCCGTTACCGGAAAAGCTGCCACAATATACCGCGTTGGAGAAAGTCGAAGATTATCTAAGAAAGCGCGGATTCTCTAAGGCAACATGGGAGCGCAGGAAGGTTGGCGAATGTGACGGGGCAATAGCCATGCCTTACTACGAAAACGGCGAAGTTGTGTTGGTAAAATATCGGCCGGCGTATAAGGCTACGGACTATAAAACAAAGTCATGGATGAGTGTTGGCGGGAAGCCCGTTCTATGGGGCATGGAATTATGTGACACGAAATATCCTCTCGTAATTACCGAAGGAGAAATGGACGCATTGGCATTGGATGAATGCGGAGTAATGAATGTTTTATCCGTTCCTGTCGGGTGCGATAATCTTCTATGGATTGAAAACTGCTGGGACTTTTTGAAGCAATACGAGAAGATCATTTTTTGGGGAGACAACGATATACCTGGGGAAAAGATGATTCACGAATGTCAGATAAGGTTATCGGATTGGAAACTTCGGCAGGTAAAGAGCCAATACAAAGACGCGAATGCTGCCATGTACGCCCTGCAAAACAATCAGGAAATAGCCTTGATGGTAGAAATGGCCCCGGCAATGCCGATAGCCGGGTTGATTGATTTGGCAGATTTGGATTCAGATGTTGATGAAAATTCGGGGATTGTCCGGGTAAAATCGGGGATGGGTAAACTTGATTCGGGGATTGGTGGATTTGCACTTGGAGAAATAACCATCTGGACCGGAGATCCCGGCGAAGGGAAATCAACCTTTGTTGGGCAAGTATTGCTGAACTCGCTAAAATTTAGGCAAAGGGTATGCGCTTATTCGGGGGAACTTCGGGCGAAGCAGTTTAGGCATTGGCTATATTTGCAGGCTGCCGGGCCGGACAATGTGATTCAATACGAAGATAAAGAAACCGGGTATGTCAGTTATCACGTTGTGCCAGAGGTGGCCGAAAAAATAAGGAGCTGGCACAGGGGAAGTTTGTTCCTGTACGATAACCGCAACGATCAAGCAGTAAGGGAAAATCAAATCCTGCCAATGTTTCAGAAGGCCGCGAATCAATACGGGTGTAATGTGTTTCTGATAGACAACATGATGACGGCTCAATTTGACTACGGCAGGGACAGGGATTATTACCAAGCGCAGGGAGACTTCTTCCGGTCCATATCGGCATTCGCGCAGGCGCATAATGTTCATGTTCACGTGGTAGCTCATCCACGCAAGACACAAGGTAAGGCTATGGGCGGGGATGATGTTGCAGGGACAAAGGTATTGTTTAACTTGACACAGAATCTTATTCAGGTGGCGAGGGGAGACAAGGAGAACGCAGCTAAAATAACCGTGATGAAGAACAGAGAAACCGGAATAAAAAATGTGAATTTTGATTATTTGTTTCTTCCTTCATGCAAGAGATTTTATGATTCATCGGCCCCTATCCGTTTTGGGTGGGAAGATATGCCAAAACCGTCAATAATGGATAGTTTTAGTAGTGAAGAAAGTATATTTTAGGAGGGGAATATGATTCATGCCATTGATACCATATTCGACGGCAGGAAGTTCCGTAGCCGATTGGAGGCCAGATATGCCGTCCTATTCAAAGAACTCGGATTAGAGTACCAATACGAAGCAGAGGGACACGCTCTAAGTGGGGAAATGTATCTGCCTGACTTTAAATTACTTCAGATACCTTTGTGGGTTGAAGTTAAGGGGCAGATACCGTCAGAAAGAGAGCGGGCCATTATGCGGGTGCTATCGATTGAAACAGGTGTCAGAAGTACTATTGTTGGACCGTTGGAAAGCCTCTTTAACAGAGATGAGTTATTGCATCAAGCGGTTTTCCCCGAAGGCATGTCTGACAGTCCTTATTATTTCTGTGAGTGTGAATGGTGCGGTAAGATTGGATTCCATTGGGACGGTTACGGGAGCAGAATAACGTGTTGTGCAAGAAACGAAAAAAGCGGAGATTATGTAAGCAATAAGTCTATCCGACTTATACAGGCGCACGAAAAAGCAATGCAGGCAAGATTTGAACATGGGGAGAAAGGCTGATGAAACTTACCGACGCACTCCCGCCCGACGGACAAGCCTTCGTCACGGAATTTCTGCGCTCTCTGTCGCTCACGGACTCGAAACTCCGCGACTGTGGTAAAAAGGTTGACGTTGCGCGGTTTATGGCCGAGTACCGCGCCGAGAACGGGACCATCGAATCAACGCGGGGCATGCCTGAGAGCGAGAAGAAAAAGAGGAAGCAGCGAAAACTTGATGCGCGATGGTACTTGGTAGCGCACAGCGGGGAGCCGCTCGCAACGGTAGCGGCGGGGCTGGGGATAGGGATGCAGACGGTGGGGAAGTGGTACAGGGATTTTGGGATTAAGCGAACTAATTGGGTGGGGAGGGTGAGACAATGACGTGGCGCGACAAATCAAACACCGTGATACAGAAAGCGTTGATTGATTTTTCCGATGAAACTGACGCCGATAAGTTGTTTCAGAAAATTAGCCGTGAGAGGTATCCCTTCGGCCCACGAGAACAATTTCCATATAAAGCGTGGTTGAGTGCTATTGCGAAGAACAAAGAATTATATCTCAGCCGAACGCAGCAACCAAAACCGCAAGAAGTTATTGATTATAAAGTTGGATTATTTGAGGAGGTGTGATATGGATAAAATAACGGTAGCCGAAGCGATTGAGTTTTTAAACTGGCACAACTATAATTGTTCGACCTGCCACAAAATAGCGGTGTTGGTTGAGCGCCAATCTAAAGAGATTGGCACGCTCCGTTGTTGCGGTACTTGCGAGCGATATGAGGTTGAATTTGAGGGATGCGGGAAGAAACAAATATTAGTTTACCGTCAACAAACTTGTGAAGAATGGGAAGAAATGATTATTACTAATGACAACGGTGCAAGAATTGGGGAATGCAAAAATCGGGAGGCGAAGAAATGACATTAGTTGAATTGCAAAAAGTGCTTGGGGACCGAATCGAAGTAGCGCTGGACGATACTCTAACAGAAGATGCACGTGCGATTGAGGTGGAAAGGTCCGAGATAATCGCTCGCATGGCGAAACAAATGATTAATAACGCAGACATTGTTTTGAGAACCGACAAGTTACGATCGGAAGGTAAGCTGGTAGATAGCGCGATAGGGAAGATTGTGGGGTAAAACTGTGGGTAAGTATAACGCTTACACGGAAGAACAGGAGTTATTTTTACATAATAGCTCCTTCGGGTTAACTCGCCAAGAATTAACTAATAAGTTTAATGCCAAATTTGACACGAACAAGAGTCTGTTAGCTATCAAATCTTGGTGCAATAATAGAAAATTTATGTCAGGGCTTGATGGCAGATTTGACGGAACAAATCCATCATGGCAAAAAGGGTTGAAAGGGGACGAGTATAAATCACATTACTCCGAAAGTAGTCTTATAAAAGCGCAATCCGGAATAAGCAATAGACGGAAACATGAAATAGGTGGTGAGATTACACGTAGTGGAAGACCATATATTATAAAAAGCGTGGATAAAAACACTGATCTTGATAGGAGAATAGTTTCGAAAAGGAGGTACGTATATGAGAACCTTTTTGGTAAAATCCCTAAAGGCCATAAAATAATCAATTTAGATGGAAATGCTTTTAATTGTTGCCCTGCGAATCTCTGTTGTATCCCCGCAAAATATATTCCAATCTTAAATAAAAATGGGTGGCTCACAGAAAGCGCGGAGCACACTTTAACCGCAATAAAATGGTGCGAATTGTTTTATGCGAGGAAAGATAAAAAAGGGAGAGGTTGAAATGAACGTGCAAGAATTGAGGAAACAGTTCGAATCTGACATGGAAGAATATGGCGCGGTAAACCCTGATACGATGCGCGAAACGCTCGATAGACTTGAAGCAAGCGAGAAGGTATGTGAATCGGCGCAGGCGTTAAGCAGACTATATGACGGTGACTTGGACACGAACAAGCCGCTTTTGTATGAAACATGGGCAGCGGTCGATAACGCATTAATTGCGTGGCAAGGCATCCGATGAACGCCCGTGAAGCAATCCAAGCGCTACAACAATTTGATCGACTTGACGATGATCAAGTAAAGGAAATTGTGGAGTGTATTGAAGGTTTAATATGTTGCGGGAACTGCATCCAATTCAGTACTTATTGCGGCGAGGGGAAATGCTATGTTGATATTCCGGAAGGACCGGTATACCGTAGTGATGCAAGAGCGAAACCGGCTGATGGGTCTGAAAAATGCGACGAATGGGAGAGCGTGAAATGAAATTTGAAGAAGTATTGCCGGCGCTGAGGGAAGGGAAAAAGATTCGGCGCAAGGAGATTAATGAAGCGTTCGACGCGAAAGACAGAGGGTTTTTAACCATTACTTCGTTCCTTTCAGAAGATTGGGAAGTCGTTCAAGAAACCGTAGACTTCGCAACGGCGTGGCAAGCATACGAGAATGGGCGGCAGATTAAAAGCGAATTTTTCAGTGGTATTTACGAAAAATACCAATCAGACAGAGGTGACACATTTACTTCAGATGAAATCCGCGGGAAGTGGATTATCCTATGACCCCGCGCACGATAACCTTCTTCATCCCCGGCCGCCCTGCCACCAAGAAAACCGGCCAGCGAATCGTGACGGTTAGAACCTTCCAAAAGATTCTCCCGTCAAAAGCCTATTGCGATTACGAGGCATATTGTCTGCAATGGCTGGGATGGCAGATCAAGGAACGTTTTACGGGGAAGGTCCAGATATCCGCTGTCTACACAATGCCCGATCGCCGAAGCTGGCCCGACCTATGCGGGCTCTTCCAGGCGACGGGTGACATACTCGAAAAGGCGAAGATCATCGCCAACGATAGGGATATTGTTTCGTGGGATGGGTCGAGGATTGAGGACGAAACCAGCCGATTAGATGCCGGGGTGCGAATCACGATAACCGAAGTAACACCGTTTTAGGAGGTACACGATGGACGCGACATTCGCACAAATCGAATTTATCAAATCCCTGTGCGCTCAGACCGGCTACGACTCCGACGAATACAACTTCGCGACAATGACCAAAAGCGAAGCGTCGGAGATCATAACGGAAATGTTGAAGGAGGCGTGACCGTGGAAATAATTAGCACCGATAAACGGAAGGCACAAAAAGAACACACTTGCGATTTTTGCAGATTGGAAATTGCGGTCGGGGAAATCTATCAAAACCAAACCAATGTCTACGACGGGTTGTATCATTGGAAATCTCACTTGTCATGCACCGAGATTGCACGAAAGCTGGAAATGTTCGATTATAGCACGTGCGATGAAGGGTTGACCGGGGAAGATTTTAGAGAAGGTGTGAGGAAATTTTTACAGAGCAACGAGATTGTTTATGCAAATTGGGCTGACGCGATGGCAAAGGCAAGAGAAACAGTGCTGAAGGAGGCACACGATGGGCATTAGAGAATACCTTGCCACAATCTACCGCAAGCCCCAGCCGGACCCGCTCGCCCTCGCCAACGCCGAACTGCTTCGCGCCGCGCAGAACGCGCTGAAACACGGCGCGTACAACTACAAGACGATTCAATACCACGAGTTGGCGGCGGCGGTTCGGAAGGTTGAATTGGCGAATGGTAAAAATTGAAGGGGGAATGAGCAATTGAAAGCATGGACAGTCATTGACCCCAGCGAAGAATCATCTATTGTCATATTCGCTGATACTCGGGGCAAAGCGAGAATGTTCGGAGCCGGTGAACTCGGTAGCTGTTATGAATTTATTGATTATGGTATTAAGCGTTCGCCTGAATTTGATAAATACGCTGAACAGGGTGAAGTGCCGTTGTCCGTGCTGATGGAGCATAATTGGTGGATTGAGTGCCGTGGTTGCGATTACAGGGTTTTTCTTGATGACCTCACGGAGGGACTTGCCGTAATGATTGACGGAGAGCCGTACTGCGCAAAATGCGCGGCGAAGAAGAAGGGAGAATGAGGGGGATGGAGTGCAATGACAAGTGAGCGATTATTGTGGGCTTCACCGAAGCCCCATGACCCCGCCCGAAACCCTCGCCCATGGGTGCAGGAACCCGACCAAGCAGTCCAAGTGGGGAACTGAGCAATGCCGATGGCTGGTGCCTGACGGCGAGGATTACGCGAGTTACCTGGTACGGTGGAAATGGGAGAAGGGACAGAAGAAGAAAGGGAGGAGAAAGCGATGAAAAACCCGACAGTTGAAGAACTGAATAAAGGGAGAAACCAATATTACGGCGCTTTGCAAGACAAATCCACGGACCGGGGCGCGGCAGAGCGTAGGATGTTGCAAGCAGAACAGGATAGCGCGGCGTATCAATATTCGCAAGCTTCGCAGGCGCAGTCTCAACAAGGGACGACCGAGGTATATAATCCGGATAGGGACTGCACCCGTAATTCGCAGGTGGGCGGGCCTGTTCAATCGCCCATGGAAAAGACCATTGCGAATCAGATCGAAGAACTCGAAAAATCCGTGCAATGCGCATTGGTAGAGATGTCCACGCTCGAAGAAGCCGTTTACATCGGGCACGGCTGCGAGAATGGGGGCGTAGTACCACGGTCAATGGTCACCGCGGAGTTAATCGCGGGATGCGCGGCGAGTGTACGCGAACTCTCCAGCCGAATCAGGGGCGTGGGCAGGACGGTCGGCGGGCAGTTGCAGGGGTACAGGCTCGAATAGGCGAAAAGAAGGGGACGGGATAATAGATGGTTGAAATTGGCATAAACATTACAATAGTTTTAGTTTTCTTGATTGTGGCCGTTGTTGTCTGTTTTGGATTTTGGACCGTGAAATAAGGGAGAAATAAAAAATGGGAAGAAAAGCATACCCACTAAAAAACCTTTCTGTTGCTGGCATGAAAAGAAGATTATCTAAAACAGTTATCCCCAATTGTTTTGCGGCGTGCAACTGTGATGACGAGTGTTTGAGAGTACATTGTGATTGCGGACATTCGCACTTTGACAATCTCGATTGCATCAAATGCGGATTTTGCTACTTAAATAACTTGATAAGTAAACCATAATAACAAAGCCCCGCCGTAATAGCGGGGCTTTGTTATTATTTATTCTTCCGTCCATCCTGCCTGTTTCTTAATCCATGTTATTGCTTGATGCTCTTTATCGAATAGTGGCATATTCATGTTTAGTTCATAAGGTTGCCCCAAAAAGCTGGTTTCAAACGCATATTTCCCTATCCCTAACAGCTTTAATTTTGCGGTTTGGACAACTTCTAAATCATGTTTTCTTGCGTATATTTTCATTTTAATTGCTCCTCCCCTTCATCGTGTTTCGCTATGTGCGCTATCAGCGCCTCCTCGATCACCAACCGCTTCGGCTTGTCAGTCTCTCTGGCAATGCGCTCGATGGCGGCGTAGACGGCGGGGTCGAAGTCAATGGAGTTGCGGATTTTTGGCGTGGCCATGTTAATCACTCCTTACTTTTTATATGGTATATTTTCTTCCTCGCCTGCAATGATGCTGAAATTTGCTTTAAGAAATTGGTGCGTTTCATGCTTTTGGTATTCGCGTATTAGGTCTATTGCGGATTTGCGGCTGGCTGTGCTTGCTTCTGCTTTCCCGTCTTTCAGTATGTAATATCTTGTCATGTCAATTCCTCCTTATTCTTCGGGTGTGGCATCATCGGGGGAGAAACAAAGGGACCATCCGCCTGACTTGCCGAAAAACCGCTGTGTTACCTCACTCCATCCAGTGACTTCGACCACGGACCCTGCTGGTATCATCTTGCTGTTGTTGGCGTAGTTGGTGAATCCTGGGCGGGCTACTGTCAGCGTTGCTTTCATGCCTGCGTACATTGTCAATCTCTCCTTCCTTTGCCGGGGATACCGCCCCGGCTCGGTTGTGGGTGGTTATTTTGGCAGTGGCTCTATTAAACTTATATCCAAGCTTCCTCCGGTAAGTAGGTGCCTTTTGTCCTTTCGATAGTTTCCGACCGAGTCATAAATCATGGCGTTGACTTGCTCCATTAGATGCCATGACTTTTTCCACATTTTTTCTCTTTCGGGTGAGTTGCCAAGGTTTGCATATCTTGCATCAATTTCTCTTTTTTGCTTTTCAAGGGTTAGGATTTGGATATCCCCTGTGCTTAAGTTTGTCATTTTAATCATCCTTTCGTTTTCGGCTTGCGCCGTTTCTTTATCTACCCTTATCATATACCAACCAACCAATGTGTATATGGGACTTTAGTCCTATCTTTTGCGAAATATAAATATATATTGCAATTTGCGGAAACATCAATTACAATAGGCTTAATGGAACAAGATATGTCACTCAGCAGCTTTGGGCGCTAACACGCTCCCCTGCCCAGTGAATCGGAGAGTCATGGCGGGCGCTGTGGCTCTTTCTCTATTTGTAGGCCGAAGGCTGAGCGCAGCGAGTAACCATAAAGTCCACGTAAATCTATCGCAGGATATACGGGTATAAACCCTCACACGTCTACATCGTAGGCAGCGACAGGGGCGGGAGTCGGAGAGGGTAGGGGAGGGAGAATGGCGGCAATGCGGATACCAGAATCCTCGATTCAAACATTTTTGGAACGATGGAACGCAGGGGATACAATAGCACATATTTGCGCGATTACGGGACATGACACGGAAACATTTAGGCGCTGGCGGGTTGTATCCGATAACGCGATTAGCATGCGCGATAATCAACTGATACGCATCCGGGCGCGGGCGATACAAGGGGGAGGGCAACATGGCAAGCGACAAACTGACGGCAAAACAGCGGCTATTTGTCGCGGAGTACATCGTGGACCTCAACGGCACGCAGGCGGCTATTCGGGCGGGGTACAGCCCCAAGACAGCGAATGAGCAGGCGTCTCGATTGTTAGCAGATGTTAATATCCAAACCGAGCTCACGGCGGCCATGGACAAGCGGGCTGCGCGCACTGACATAACGGCAGACAACGTATTGCAGGAGCTCTGGTCAATCGCCAAGGATGACCTGAAAAACTATCTGGCGTTCCGGACGGAAAACACGGTGATTGGGCATGACGCCCTCGGGAACCCGCTTAGCGAATACCGCACAATCGCTGATATAAAGGACAGTTCGACGATCGACACTAAGAACATATCGGAAATATCAATCGGCAAGGATGGCCAGTTTAAGTTTAAACTCTACTGCCGTGACACTGCATTGGTACAGGTAGGCAAACATCTTGGCATGTTCGTGGACCGGTCGGAAGCGAACGTGAATTTGCAGGGTGAGATCACAGTCAAGGACCCGGCCGACGTAGAAAAGCGAATTTCTGAGCTTATGGCTCGTAAAATATCCAACCCTTCAAAATAATGGTAAAACAAGAATGTTGAATTATCAGGCTTGAATGCGGTTTACTAATCGGGCTGAGACTGAAAGATGTTTCCAATTGGAGAAAAACATGCTAACGGAGAAAGAAAACCTCGAGTTAATGAAGCTGTTGGAGTGGCAGTCATGGAGTCAAAACCCTTCGGCGTGGATAGATGATTGTTTGGTGACGAGGGACGAAGCCGACGAGGGCAAGATCAAGCCATTTCCGAAAAAGGATTATCTGTACCTGGTGGATCAGCGATTTGTGGAAGAACCAATCCTTGCTATACCAAAGAGCCGGCGCATGATTATCACGTGGAGACTGCTGGCATTACACTTGTGGCATGGAATATATAATTCTAACCAAGTCATATTCGTGCAAAGCAAAATAGGTGAGGATTCTGCATATCTGCTTGGTGAGGACCGCATGATGTTTCTGTATTCACATTTGCCGGCCGGCTATCCGTGGCCGAAATTGACGCGAAAGCTCAAAGACAATTCAGGCAAAGGGTATGAAACAGTACAGTTCGACAACGGGACAAGTTATTATGCTGTGTCCGAGGGCGCAGACCAACTGAGACAGTACACGGCCAGCAGAGTATATTGCACAGAGATGGCCTTTTGGGAAAAAGCAGAGGCAACATGGAACGCACTACTCCCAACAATTCAAGGCGGGGGCAAGATTTGCATAGATAGCAGCGCAGAGCCCGGATTCTTTTTCCGGGAACTGCTGGGGATGTGTCAATAGATGGAGGGTATCACCGAGTTCAAACGTAACGGCATCCACGTGATGCGGATTCATTACACGGCAGACCCCGATAAGCGCACGGCTGAATGGATGGCAGGAGCCAAGATAGGCATGACGTTGCAGGGATGGAAAAAGGAAATGGAGATAGACCCGACGATCAAGCTTGGTAAAGCCTGGTACCCTGAGTTCCGCTATGATTTCCACGTGGCCAAAGAGCCACTCACCCCGATATACGGCAGGCCCATGGTATCAGGCTGGGACTACGGGCTCACGCCCGCCACGCTGTTCGGACAGACCACCGCCAAAGCGCAACTGTGCATCCTGTACCCGGAGCTTCAGTCCTTCGACCACGGGATACTAGCGCATGGCAGAGTCGTCAAAAGTGAGATGGCGACATACTTCCCCGGGTACACGTTCACGCACTTCGGGGATCCGGCGGGGAACCAAAGAGCGCAGACGGACGAGAAGACCGCGAACCAGATACTTCGGGACGAGCACGGCATTACGGTACTACCCGGGCCAGTGTCGTTTGAGACACGCGACAACGCCATACGCAAGCTACTGACCATGACCACGCCTGATGGCCAGCCCATGCTACTGATAGACCCACGCGATTCATGGCTGATTGGGGCATTTACAGGCGGATACCACCGTAAGGAAGTAGCAGGCAGATTCCTCGAAGACCCGGAGAAGAACGAGTACAGCCATATCATGGATTGTCTGGGCTACATTGCGTCGATGGTTTACACCGTGGTTGAGAGGCCCAAGCGTAACGGACCAGCACCGAAGAGAGGAGCGATTTAGATGATATATTTGGGAGAATTTTGGGTATGCCCTGATTGCGGAGAGACGCATCCCTACGCTATTTGTACTAAGCCTGCATGCAAGTGTGGGTTTGTTGGCAATGCAATATCAAGAATGGACGAGGTAACGCATGAGTAGTGCAACAGAGCGCCGCGACCGCATAGAGAAGCAGGTAATAGCCAAGCGGGACAAGGCACGCGACCACAAGTCTGCAAACATCGCGCCAAAGGATAAGGAGCGGCTGCAGCGCTTTCGTTCGTCTAAGGAGTATTACGAGGGCAAGCTTCCGAACCTGACGCAATACTCAATGAGCGACACGTCCGTAATGAGTGCTACTGAGCGCATGACGGCGCAAATAATGAAGATGCTGTTTGGCAACGCTGACATCGGGAGCATGAAGGGACGGAACGCTGAGGACGACGCCAACGCCGATACGATGCAGCAGTTCTGCAACTGGCAGATAGAGTACCCAAACAAAGGCTATCAGAAGTTCTACTGGTGGATTAAAGAATGTCTGTACCAGTTGTACTCCGTGGTCATAGTCACGCAGAAGCGCGAATACACCGAAGTTGAAGAAGAGAAGATCGTGCCTGCCGGACAGGAAGAAGAGTTCATGCGGCAGACTAAAGAAAACAACGTCGAAATACTTGGGGCAACAGTCGAAACTAACCCAGAGACGGGGGAACAGTTCGAACGAGTGCAAGTCAAGTATATGAAGCTGACCGCTAACTATCCTTTGATAGAGAACGTACCGACCGAGGAGTTAATCTGGACTCCCGGCGCGAATACATTTGCAGAATGTGAACTTGTTGGGCGCCGGAAACAGGTCACGATTGATTCACTCGTTCGCAACATCCGCAAGAAGCAGAAAGACGGTACTTATACCGGAATGTATGATAAGGCGAAGGTCATGGAGATAGTGGAGAGCGGCGCATCTTCGTCAAACTCCGACAATTCCAACGACAACATAGATTCGACACGGCAGGGATTCGCGGGCGACGACAGTTACGACCTCGAAGACCCGAACCGCAAGATATGGATAACGGAGAGCTACGTCAAAGCCGACATCAACGGAGATCATAAACTTGAAGACTGCATCATGACCGTGACCGACGAGGGCAACACGTTTATCAGGTACGAAGAGAACGAGGACGGCTTTCCGTTCTGCGTTATCTCGCCTGTGTTCGACCCGTTCCGCATCGTGCCTGACGTGTCAGGGATTGACGCTCTGGGACAGTGGCAGGATTTACTGACAGCGATTATTCGATTGACGGTGCAGAACCTGGCGCTGAACAACAACCCGCAACTGATTGTTCAATCGGCGGCATTCGTAGACTTTAACCAAGTGCTGGACAGTGAGCAGTTCTTGGAAACCAATGGTATCGCAAGCGACGTAATGAAACCTGTCGCACAAATCCCGCTTGCTCCGTACACTCTGCAGTTGATTGAGATGATCAAGGGCTGGGGCGAAGAAGCCAGCAACATCAACCGCTACAACCAAGGCATGGATTCAAAGAGCCTTAACAAAACTGCAACTGGCATTACGGCGCTGATCAACCAAGGCGGGCAGGCCATGGAACTGATCATGCGCAACATTGCCGAAACCGGCATGAAAGACCTGTTCATGCGCATGGTTTTTCTCAATCAAAAGTACGTCGACCAAGAGCAGGTAGTCCGGCTGACGAACAAAGACCTGCAGGTCAACAAGGACAATCTCAAGGGCGACTTTGACTATGTTGTCAATGCCGGCATGGGCGCAGGGGCAAAAGAAACGGACATTGCCAATATCTCCGGCGTGATTCAAGAGATGCCGACGCTAATGCAGGCAGGGCTTGCAACGCTTAAGAACGCCTACAACGCCTACAAGAAGAAACTGGAACTAATCGGCATGCGCAACACCGACGATTATGTAACCGACCCCGAGGCAGCGCAACAGCAGCCACAGCCACAAGGGGCACAGGGACAGCCGCAGGCCCCCGAGAAGGACAATATAAGCGCCAACATCAAAGACGCTCCGGACGAAATCCAAGCGCAGTTCTGGGCTAAGCAGGGGTTCCAGTCAGACCCGTCGATGTTCGCAAAGCAGAAAGCCGAACAGATGGAACAATCCCGCGTCGACCAAGAGCAGAAAGCGTTATACGGCGCAGGCAAGGAAGTTATCGCAAAGCACTTAAGCCCCGAATCAATCACGTTAGGAGGCCCTTTGAATGGACAAGGTGGACCGAATGGCATTGGCCCCGCAAGTAATGGAAGTAATAAAGGATATCCAACTGGAAATCAACAAGGACCTGCTCAAAATGTTGTCTGAGAGTCCTGACAAGGCCGTGAGCGCACACTACGAATATCTGGCGCTGAACCGCATTGTCGGCAAGATTCAGCAAGATATCAACGCAGGCAAGAGGGAGGAACGGAAATGAAGAAGCCGGACAAGAAAGAAGCAAAGTTCCCCGACAAGAAGATGACGCCAATGGCAATGATGAAAATGATGCCGAAGATGCCGAAGATGAAAAAGAAATGACCGGACGAGTAACGGACTGGTCCGTCGACAAGGGCTATGGGACCATCACCGGCGAAGACGGCCGCAAATACTTCTGCCATGGCAGTGCTATACAGTCTCAGTCGTTCTCGCTGGACGTAGGCGACGACGTGACCTTCACGCCATCTGAGTCGAAGCGGGGCAAGACGGCGACGCTGGTGGCGAAGAAATAACCCCTTGAAATAGTTCCCCTTGCCGTGGCGGTAATCAGCGGCATAAAAATAAAGAAGCAGGTGGCGGCTATACAGCCTGCGAAGGAGCAAACATGAAAACATTCGTAATGGATATTCAGAGATTCGCAGAGGACGAAGGACTCACCGTAGACCAAGCACTTGACGCACTCAACGGCAAGGAGTCCGAAGCGAAGCCCGAAGCTGCGAAGACCAAAGAAACACCCGCGGTAGTGGAGGAAAAACCGGAGGAAGAGCCCGAAGCCGAAGAGGAAACGAAACCCGAGGCCCCTGCCGTAGACTTCACCGCCAAGATCAAGTTCCGGGCCAACGGCGTGGAGCAGGAGCAGTCACTCCAAGACCTGATCAACGCGGCGCAGCTGGGCAGCAACTACAACCAAAAGATGCAGGAGCTCGCCACGCAGCGCAAGGCGTTTGAACTGGCACAGCCGAAGGAAGTCGACCCCGCGAAGGACTTCGAAGACCTCGATAGGATGATCACCGAACGCGCCATGAAGCGGCTGCATATTACGGACCCCGACGAGTTCAGCCCTGATGCGTCGATCAACAGAATCCATTTCGCGGCGTATCAGCAGGCCCTGAACGAGATCAATCAAGAGAAGCAGCAGTCGGACTATGTGGAACGCGAAGCGCAGCAGGTGGAGAATACCTTTGTCAGTAAGGTCAACACTTTGGCGGCTGAAGCGGACTTCAAAGAGGTAAACCAATTCGCGGAGAAGGAATTGTATAACCTCCCGGCGAAAGGCCCGGACGGGATTAAGGAGTTCAATCAACTCTACCCCGTGATGCAGAAACTGAAACTCCGTGACGCAATGTTCAACGCAGGGCAGGACTACAGAGTCGTAAGACTGACCACCGCCGAAGTCAACGCGATCACCGGATTTTACGAGACTCAGAAGACCGCGTATGTCTCGCAGAAGAACAAGCCCGCTCCGGTAGTGGTCCCGAAAGGCGCGGTCATCAAGCCGACAGTAAGAGTCGAATCAGGCACAAACGAAGGACCGGCCCCAGTTAAGAAGATCGACTTCAAGAAGGTCCGCGAGATGGACTTGGAAGAGGTCGCGAAACTATTAAACGGATAGGAGAGTGACAAAATGAAAACTTTCATTATGGATATTCAGCGGTTCGCAAGAACAGGCGTAGAGAACATGTATGCCGCCGATAGTTCCGGCGTAAACCCCGAAGACTACCATCAGATCATACTTAACACCAGCCCGAAGTCCACCCCGTTACTGTCAGACATCGGAGACGGCGACGATATCAAGAACATCGAGTACAGCTGGGCTGTTGAATCCCTCGCTGCTCCGGCAGTTAGCGAAATTGCCGAAGGTGCCACCGCTGCCGCTGCCGGCCATGCGCTGCCGACCCGGATACACAACTACACGCAGTTGATGGAAAAAGGCTATGCCATCACCACGACCGAGGAAGCTATCGCGAAGAAGAACGGCACAATGACCGACATCAACAAGAGGATGTTGGAAGCGGCCCTGAACATGAAGCGCGGCGCGAACAAGTCCATCCATGAGAATTCCACGATGGTCAAGCACTCGGAAGGTGTTGCCGGTAAAATGGGCGGCCTGCCGTATTGGTTCGTTACCGGAAATGCTCAGCTCGCCAACGCGAACGCTATCGCCTGCGGCTCTGTCGCACTCAGCGAAAAGCTGATTCTGCAAGGCATGCAACAGGTCTATGACATCCACGAGTTTGAAGTTCTCACCGGCTACTGCAATTCCAAGCAGAAGATGCGCTTTGACAACTTCTCAGGCGGCGCCGTGGTGAACAAGAACAAGAGCGAGAAGAAAGCCGGCAACATCATCGACGTGTACGAAACTTCCTGCGGAACTTTGCAGGTCAAGATCGACCGTCAAGCTGTCGCCACTACGTTCACCGCGCTCGATACCCGGTACTGGAAGAAAGGCTTCCTGCAGAACTTTGAAGTATGCACCATCTCCGGCGTAGGCGACAACAAGCCCGCCCACAAGATCGAAAAATATGTAACGTGGGAAATGGGACTGTTCGCGAAGAATCCTCTGGCCGGATTCCAACTGCAAGGCTTAGCGGCATAATCAAAATCGTTGCCGTGGCGGAATAGGTAGACGCGATTGCGGGAATGGGGAGCGAGTTCAATTTAGGTATCCGCTTATTCGCAAAGCAAACCATGTTGGGTGCAAATCCTAACCGGCAACAATTTTATTCGGGAGGTACTCATGTTAGTCGGACAAGAAGAACTAAAGAAGAAGAACGGCGATTTGTATACCCGGAGTTATTACAACTTCGACCATGTTGCCGAAGCGAACAAAGAACTGAAGAACGAAATCGGCAACGGAATCACCAAAGAAAAAGAGATGCGCCACGTAGCCCGGATACCTGCCGAACTTGCCGATTGCGACCCGCTGGTCAAGGCGGCGCTCGAGGGCGACCAAGTATGTCTCAGGCTGATGCTGGCGAAATACCCTTACCTACGCGTATGTACCGGAAACTTATAGGAGGTGCAAAATGCAATTTGTCAACAATGATCAATCTGACGGCAGACAAAACATCAGTTTTTCCGGCATAGCCAAGTACGCTACTGCTGATTACGGCTCCGCATGGGCCACAACCGCCGATATTGCAGCCGCCTTGCTTGTGCTATACCCTAATCCGATCAACGGCGATATAGCGATTCTCCGCAACACCAACGGTACGGATGCCAGCCGATTCTACTTCTACGCCGGAGGCGCGTGGGAGACTTTCGACTCCACCACAATCGCAGGCGGCAGTATTGCCACCGCAAAATTAGCGGCAGGGATTCTCAGCGCGGACTCGACAGGCAGAGCGTTGATCGCAACGGACTTTTTCGACGCTGCCACGGTGCTGCTAAAAATAGCTGATGCGGCTTTTGCGGCCAATGCTGCGACCCGTGCGCTGTTCGTGGACGGAATCTGGACGGCAGCGAAACTTGCGGCGACGGCGAAGACTCATGTACTGACGTATCAGGTTGAGGACTTGGCCGCGAACGCAGATATCGCAGATAGGGTTCTGTTTGTAGCCCCGGCAGGGCTTGACGTGACGCTGGTTAGTGCGTCGATTATCGGATATGCAGCGGCGGCCGGTGTCGATGACAGCAATACCTGCGTTATCAAATTGTCGGACGGCACAAACACGATCGTTGAAGCAACCTATGACACAGACCCGGGATTCCCTGCGGCGGGTGCTGCAACTTCCCTCGGTGCGCTGGACGGAACTTACAAGGTTCTCTCCGCAGGCGAAAAGTTGTATCTGTCGGTAACTGACGGGGCAACCGCGAATCCTCCGGGGTTCATGCTCCAAGTAGTCTACACGGTAGCGGAAGCTGCATAGGAGGGGCTATCGCCTCTCCTTCTCTCTAACTGGAGGTGTCACATGCTAACGTCCGCATTATACGGCTCAGTCAGGTACAGACTTCCGGACGAATCATTTTCACCGTATCAGATTGTCGATGCGCTCAATTACGTTGTCAACGAAATCTCGCTGGCGCTCAACGGGATTACATCGTCAATCCTTACCGCCCCCGCTACGCTGACGATCACGGCAGGCGTGGCCACGCTCCCGACAGATTTTGAGTCGATGATATCCGTTGGCGACGTTGATGCTCCGCTGACTTTGATTCCTGCTGACCGAGAGCTGGACGCGTTCGCTTATCAGATCGTCGGCAACACGATGCACGTCGAAGGAATCACGGTTGATATTTTCTATCGCAAATTTCTCCCGTCATATTCGTTTGATGGCACGATCACGCCGACCACGATAGACCTGCCCACGAGCTTCAATAATCTGCTTGTGGACAGTGTGATTATGCGATGTAACGGCGAATCGGTAAATGCTCAGCAACAGGCTCTCAGGCTCATTGCTTCGCGTGATGGCAAGAAACGCCCGCGCAATTTGATATTCAATTTGTAGGAGGCATAAAATGCAAGAAACTCGCAGGAAACCCATACGAGATTATTTCGCCGGAGTCGTCGGGCTTGACCGTGCCAGTTCAGGGAGTGGCGTGATGCTCGTCAACGACACCGCCGAAACCATTGCTGTTACCGTGGGCGGACTGACGTTCCGAGTCAAACAGAACGAGACATTTGACGACGAATTTGAATCATTTGACACGCTGACGCTCGACCCGACAACCTCCCTCGGCACGAAGCAGGTTGAAACGGCAACGCTGGTTACAGGCAATGTTACCGGAGCCGGAGATATGGCAACGATTGTTACTTGCACAGGGCTGGTCGGTTCACCGCTTACGGTATTAACGCCTGTTGTGGTGGCCGATAATACGCCTACCAAGATCATGACGAAAGTCAGGGCGTCACTCGCGGCTAATGCTGCTATATTGGCAATGTTTGCCGTAACCGGCGCGGCAGGTGCAGTAATATTTACTCGGTCGCCACGCGCAACCGCTGATATTGCAAATCTGAACATTGATTTGGGCGGGACAGGGACCACGGCGGTAGGAATTACGCAGGTAGGCTCTTCGGTTGATACCACTGGTGGAGTCGCGCCGACCGCTATTGGGTATCGGTGTTTCATTCGCGGCTGATAGGAGGTACGTATGTTAGTATCCGGGATTATCGACCTCGTTGCCAAACGGCTTGACCTCGATGTTGATGATTATTACACCGAAGTAATGATTCTCAACATCAACGCGGCTATCGCCCGGATTAACAACGGGCTGATCAAGGCGAATGACCCGCTGGTTATTAAGCAGGCGACTTGCACATCTGCGACGCTGGCGAAGCCCGCTGATTTCTTCGGGTTCATACCGCAGAAATCCGCGTATCGGCTGATTGTCAGCGGTGATGTCATTTCGCTGGACTACGGCGCGCCTACTTCGGTAGTGTTCAAGTATTCGACGTTCAAGCCGCTGTTGACCACGATAAGCGACACTATCCCCTTGCCTGACTACTGTGTGGGTGAGATTGTGGATTATGTCTGCATCCATATCAACAACGACTTCGAGGCTAACGTGACGCAGGACGTGGGGCTGGCTACCGCTGACGAAGCGCTGCTATTCAGCGCCAAGGGCGGCGCGTAATGCCGATTCAAAGTACCAAGACCCCTGCCCAGTTCACTATCAGCTTGCAAAATGTCATGGGCGGGCTGTGCCTGATCGCGAATCCCGAAAGTATCCCTGACGGGACATTGGCGCAGGCTGATAACTGGGAGTATGGCGTAAACTTGAACCAACCGCAGGTATGCCCGGGCGTAGTGAGTCAGTTTGACGTAGGCGCGGCGGTCGATTCGCTGTTCTACGACGATGCGAACGACATTTGGTATTGCTCTGTCGGCACGTTACTGTATAGCACGGACCTGACCACGAAAACCTTGTTAGGCTCGCTCACGGGCACCTACGACCCCGTATATGCGCAGTATGACGATGTTGTGTTGGTAGCCAGCGGCGGCGAGATACAGAAGATTGCTTCGGGAACTACATTGACCGCCGTGGCCGGCAGTCCGAATTCGCATTGGGTAGCACACAATAATGGCAGGGTGGAAGCGTTCAACCGCCTGTCAGACGTGAAGAATTACTCAGCCATTGGAGATTACACGGGGTGGACGAACAACCCCACTGACAGTTCCTCCGCGCAGTTCGTCGATGTGGGGTATAAGGACGCTTCGAATATCGCCTGCTCAATTAAACTTTCAACAGACTCCATTGTCATCAAGACCAACGGCTCGGTCTACCGCATAACCAACGAAAATGACTTCGCGAATGTGGGCTGTTATCCGGCGGCGCAGAGAACGGCGGCAATCAACCAGTATTCGGGGCTGTCGCTGATGAACAAGGCTTTTTTCATCGGGCCGGAAGGATTCAACTCATTCAGCGCGACAGACGCTTACGGAGCTGTGATTGTGGACAACCCTGCTCCGGGGTACATGATTAATGGCTGGTACACGCAAAACGTGGATATCACGGCGAGAGTATGGCACGTATCTTCGCGGAAGCAGGTATGGTGCAAGTCCAACAACCCCCACGAGGTTCTAATCTATCACTATGGTATCAACGCGTGGAGCAAACGGCAATTCGTTTATACAATCAAAGACGTGGTGTCCAAAGGATTCGATACCTATATCGCCTACGGCACGAAAATAGCTAAACTGGACGACAATATAGACACGGACGACGGGAACAATTTTGATGCGATTATCGCTACAAAACGATTCCTGCCGAAGCATAAAAAGTATTTGATGAAGTACATCAACCTCGTGACTTACAACTTTCTGCCCGGGAATTATATTCTGGAAGTCGGAAACAAGATTTTGCCGATGGCATTCACGCAGACAGGGGATATCGCCAATACCGATTCGGATATCGCCAACACGGATTCGGACCCGGTTACGGAGAATGATTACACCGAAGTCAAGAAGCGAACCCGGAAACGCACAAGAGCCGTACAGATGGTATTGACGGTTCAGTCCGGGCGAATAGCCATCCGGAATATCAGCATCGACGTTTTAGAAATCGGCCGATAGGAGGTAGACCATGAGTTTATCGCAAAGTTATCCATCAACATTCAGCGCCACGCAAGAGACTCAGGAAGTGCTGAAAAATCACGAGAACGAAGTTAAGAAAATATACAACGACATCAACGCTTTTCTGGCGGCGAACGGCCACGCGCATACGGGCATAGGGACGGACGGGGCAAAGGTTGGCGCCGCGAACGTTGTCAACACTCCGGCGGGGAACATTGCGGCGGTCACGGTGCAGGCGGCGCTGGATGAATTGGACACGGAAAAATTCGGCAAATCCTTATTCACGGCGGCAGGGCAAGTACCATATGGAACCGGGGCAGGAACACTTGCGATGCTCTCTGCTATTGCCGATAAACACCTAATGTTTAATGCGGCCGGCAATGCGATAGAAGGTGTTACCCCTTACAAAATTGGCAGTTTTACTCGCAATATGACAGCAGCAAATGGGACGCAAGCATTGACAGGTATCGGTTTTAAGCCATCAGCGGTGGTTTTTATTGCTGAAATTGCAGGGGGTTTTCCTTTTTCGATTGGTATGTTAGCAGGAACCGATATGGGGGTTATCGGTACGTATGGGGCAAATTTAATGGTTCACGGAGCAGCCGCGATATATGTATCTACTAGTATTTCCGACTTACAAGTGGCAAAAATTAGTTCATACGATTCTGATGGGATAACGTTATCATGGGAGAAAAACGGTTCGCCTTCGGGGACAATAACTGTTTATTTTTTAGCGTTGAGGTGATGAAATGAGAATTTGCAGAGTAAAAGCAACAGGAAAAATTATTGAAATGCAGTCAGACGCAACCGAGGGAACATTAATTCGGAATGCTGTCGGCGCAGGATATGCTGAATCAGATATTGAGGAAAAAGAAGTCACCAACGCTGAGTACAAACTCCTCGCCGATGCACAATCGGAAGCGGAAAAAACCTATTCAGACAGACGCAAGTCCGAATATCCACCCGTTTCTGATTATATGGACGGACTTGTTAAGGGCGATACACAGCAGATGCAGGGGTATATTGATAAGTGTTTGGCGGTAAAGGCGAAGTACCCAAAGTGACTGACTTCATCCGAAAGTACGAAGCCAAGACCGGCGAGACCGTCACCGCAACAGACGATTTTGCAGTTAAAGTTTTGGATAGCGGCGAGTTTATGAAATGGAAACTTGCCGTAAGAGACGGTACGCCGTTCTTCTGGGTCGACCAGACATATGGACAGATGCAGCACTTCGCGCTATTCATCCAAGAAGTATGCAACGCCGCAGGAATAGAGTGGATAGCCGCAGCCACTACGCGAAACCCCGCGCCTTTCATCCGCAAGTGGAAATGCGTAAGATTACCGGAGTACGACTACGAATTCGAAGGACGGAGGTATTCCGTGGTTAAAGGTCACTTGTCGGATTTTGTCAAACGGGAGGTAAGAAATGTTTCAATTTGATTTGCAGCGATTCGGCGGCAAAGGTGGGACCGTGGTAGAGTCGGCGAAACCCACTGCGCAGGAACTAAGACTCCAAGACGTGCAGGCGAACTACGCTGAAAAGACGGCGAAAAGTGCGCTTGACATGCAGTCGCTCGGTTCAAACATGATCCTGCAATCTCCGGGTATCGTGCCTGTCGATTATACGCAGTATGGTAATCAGGCTGTAGCGGGGGCGCAGGGGTTGATAAATCAATCGGCTAATCTCGGCACGAACATTAGCGGCATGACCGGGCAGAACACGCAGAACATAAACTCCGGGACCGCCGCGCTTAACAGTCTTTCTGGGCAAAACCAAAACAACGCGACTGCCGGGAGTAATTTATATTCGAGTTTAGGCAAAGTTAACAGCGCGAACCAAGCGCAGAATAACGCCGCATATGGCGCTCTCGGTGATGTAAACGCGGGGAACATGGCGCAAAATGGCGCTGCTTACAGGACCCTCGGCAATGCCAACGCCAAAAATACAGAACAGGGCAACGCCGCATATAACAATTTGGACTATATGAGTGGCGCGAACACAGAACAGGGTGGCGCGGCATATAAGACACTCGGCGATGTGAATACGGTGAACCAAGCGCAGAACGCCGCTGCTTATGGTACTTTGGGTAACGCCAACACCGCGAACACGGCACAAAACAACGCAATGTATGGCGCTCTATCCGGGGTAAGCGCAGGGAACGCCAACCAAGGTAACGCGTTATACGGTGGATTAAATTCCGTGAACGCCGCAAACACGGCGCAGGGTAACGCTTTATACGGTGGATTAGATACTGCCAACGCCGCGAATCAGGCGACAGGTACCGGCGTATATCAGGGGCTGTTAGGCACACAGGCCCTGATATACGCCGGTACCTGT